TTACATCAGAGATACCAGCGTCGCAATTAGCAGGCGTTGGTCAAGTAACAACTCAGTCAGAAATTATATTCAAGGACAAGATCAATTTGGATGTTTTGTCATGAAATTCGTAACCCACCGTAAGGAGAAAATGTAATGCCAGCTTATAACCGCCCGGGCGTTTATGTTAACGAGGCAGCCTTTAAAGCTACCACGACTAGCAGACCCGGCAGAACAACAGCATCATTCGTAGGAACTTCCACTAGAGGACCAGTAGGGAAACCTGTTCTGTGTACTTCATGGACCCAGTTTGTTGCTGCCTTTGGGGATATCAGCCCCTCACACGAACTCGGATACTCCGTATACCAGTTCTTTACAAACGGAGGAACAGAGTGTTACGTAGTACGTACGCTTACAACCTCCACCACTGCTAACACCGCTTCGACGTTAGTCTTAACTTACAACAGCGGCGCAGACACACTATTCACGGCCACGTCAAAACTGTCGGGACCTGATGGTGACAACATAACCATACACTGCACACAGAATGCTAGTAACCCCACCTCATCCACCACTGGTGGTTCAGGTATCATGGACATTTCCATTAAGCATAAAGGTGTTACTAAAGAGTCTTTTGTAGGTATAACCTTTTCTAACTCAACAGCGGCTACATCTGCTACAGGTGCTATTAACCATGCTGTAACTGGCTCACAGTACATAACCGTGAGTGCTCAGAATACAGACGCTAACGTAACTGGTGCAAAGTTTAATACTCACTTTGCTAGTGACGTGACGTTCACCTTAGCAAGTGGTGCTACTAACGGTTTGGCTGAAAAAGCTACCGGGTATGTCAGAGGAACTACAGCAGGTACTGCCGCTAATCACTTCCTATTAACTGCTGAGAACGCAGGACTATGGGGTGGCGGATTGTCTGTGGTAGTCGAAGATGGTGCTGAGTCAGCAACAGCTACGAGCTACGGAACCTTTACCATGATTGTTAAGTTAGATGGTGTTGAGAAAGAAAGATGGGCCGAGGTTTCACTAGATGCCACACACAACAGGTACATTGAAACCTTACTTGATAACTACTCAGACTATTTAACTTGTTCAAGTGTGGCTACACCTGCAAAGGCAACCACCACTAAAGTAACTGCTGGTACCTACTTAGTAGTAGGCGGTAATGATGGGTCTGCTGTAGTAGCCTCTGATTTCACCACAGCGTGTGGTTACTTGGACCAAGTTCAAGGTGATTTGTTAATAAACCTTCCGGGAAAGACTGACAGTAGTACAGTTAACGCCGCAATAACATATGCACAGACTAGGGGTACAGCCTTCGTAATCGTTGATGCCGATGCTTCAAAGACTACAGCGGCTGACATGGTGACTGCGGTAAGCCCATACACCAACAGTGGTTACGCCGCTGTGTACTACCCAGCAGCTAAAGTTGCGGACCCAACAAAGACTGGTCCAGCAGCTTTACGTAACTCTGGATTAGGTGGCGCTGTTTCAGCCATTTATGGTAAAGCAGAGCGGATTGGTTCTGTAGGTAAAGCTCCAGCAGGCTACAACATGGATATTGGTAACGTCTTCGGATTGGTTACCAACTTATCTGAAGCCGATGAGGGTACGCTTTACGCTGCAAACATCAACCCCATTAGGTTGATTCCGGGTACAGGAGCCATCATCAACGGCACCCGCACATTGGCGGTGACTTCTCCAGAGAAGTATATTCCAATCAGGCGAACACTTAACTTTGTTAAAGCTCGTTGTAAAGAAATAACCAAGTTTGCAGTATTTGAACCAAACGATGCAAACTTGAGACAACGAGTAATAACTGTCATAGAAAACGAATTAAGAAGTTTGTGGTCTAAGAACGGGCTTAAAGGCTCATCTCAAACGCAGGCTTTTTACGTTACATGTGATCAAACGAACAATACTACTTCCACTATTGCTAACGGTGAGTTGCATGTGGAAGTTGGCTTGGCCTTGCAATATCCGGCTGAGTTTATAATCATAAATGTCAGTCAATGGACTGGCGGCGCAAGCGCTTTAGATAATTCCTAGGAGGATAAAATATGCCAAAAGTACTACGCACTGACCCATTAAGAAACTTTAAGTTTCGGGTTGCTATAACACCACACGGCGATAGCCCATTAGCAGAGTTAGCAGACAATCTGCCAAACTTAGGCTTTGCTCAAATGTCTGGTATCGCAGTTACAAATGAGGTCATACCTTACCGCGAGGGTGGTATGAACACACATCCACACAAGATGGTAGGCCAATCAGATTTTGCACCAGTGTCGCTGGCGCGAGGTGTTTTTGCGTCTGCCTCAGGGGAATCACTGTACAACTGGCAGCGGTTCTTACATGCGTGGCAGGGTGGTGTTAGTCCCGGATCTAAGGGAGGAGTGAACGAAGAGACTGGTACTGAGTACCGTTGCACAGTTACTGTTTCCGTTTATGACCATCCTGTGACTGACAGTGGTTTTAAGTATGATACAGACCCATCAGCATCAGTAACTGCTAACGACTTAAAATCACGCTTAACAGTGAACCTGTACAACGCTTGGCCCGGATCTTATTCAATAAGTGATCTCAACGCTGGTGATAATGGCATACTGATTCAACAGATGCAGTTACACCATGAAGGTTTTGAGATGGATTGGGCAGTTAAAGAAAACGCTTAAATAATATAAAACTCGTAATACATAGGAGGACTTAATGAGTGAAGACTTGGCGGCGGATGCCGCTTCAGCTAACGAAGCAATAAGAGATAAACCACCCGAAATGGCTACGGCGGCACCAACTTCCGTCAAGCTACTTCGTGGTATTAAAGATGACGCAGGTAAGTGGCAGAAAACTGCGACTGTCCGAGAGATGACTGGAGAGGATGAAGAAGAGTTGGCTCGACTTAGTACTCAAGACGATCTGACATATGCAGATTACACGTCTGCATTACTAGCTCGTGCAGTCATGTCTATCGGTGGTCGACAGGTTTCTAATGACTCGTCTATAATTGACAGTTTGTTGATTGGGGACAGGGACATACTATTCCTTGGAGTAGTTAAGGCCACGTATGGGAACGTACGTACGTTCACTGTCACTTGCGGCTCTTGCTCTGAATCTAGTGAGGTGCAGGTAAATCTCGATACTGATTTTCCAGTTGCCAGTGCTAAAGGGTCACTTACAAAACCTCGCAAAGTGCTATTGAAAGATGGCACGGATGTTAATGTTAAGTACTTGACTGGTGCAGACGCTCAGGCTATTGCACTGGCTGGTGAAACCCTTGCAGAACAGACTACGTCTATTGTTGCACACAGTGTTGTGTGGTCTGACGACAGGTCTTTTAAGGTCAAGGAACAGTGGGCAAAGGCTCTGTCTGTTGCTGACCGTAGAACGATTGTTGACACCGTGTTGGACGACCAACCCGGTCCGAGTTTGGAGGAGGTGGAAGCCCCGTGCGCCCATTGTGATGAACCAATCATCATGATGCTCGACTGGGCCTCACTTTTATTTAGTTAATTTGACTCACGTTTATTGGGAATATGACATAATCGCTCAAGGCTATCCCGGCTTTTCGTTGAGCGACATACGGGATATGTCGGTGCGACACCGATCTTTTTGGTCTGAGATGGCTAGATGGAGGGCCACTTCCTAATGGCTATTGGTGACGATCAACTAAACCAAGAAAGTGTAAACACGGGAGGTAGACGAGAAGCTGGTTTTCAAACTATGAAAGCCCGCATGAAAGTTGACGACGGTGAAGTTAAAAAGCTTGCCGAAGGTTTAAAGCGTGTAGTCTCTATTGTTAAATCACTAACAGAAAGCTTTAAGGAAGCCAATAAGCAAGCTGGAGTACTTACTAAAACAATAAGTGGTATTTCTGGCGGTGGCGGTGGTAGCGGTGGTGTAGGCAGAACCGATGCGGGTGGCGTTGCCACTAACCCAGACTACATAAGCCAAGGGCCAAGTTATGCTCAAAGAGCAGGCAACTGGCTCAAGGATGGAGGAGGACCTGACGGCGGTGGAAGAAGTCGTGGGGCAGCCATGACTGACTTTGCTATACAGGGTATACAAGCCGCACACGGGGCAATACAGTCACGTATTGAAGGTGCCTATCCGTACATGCTAACTGCCGATAGAACAGGTTTACTGTATCGCCAAATGTACGGTGGTACCCAACTTGGTTATCAATCGCAGTATCGCCAACCATTAGCTAGTAGGCTGCTTGGTCCAAATGGCATTGAGCCATTGTTAGGTTTGCAAGCAGCTACAGGTATAAATGCAAACCAGATGGCTGGCTCTGTAGAAGCTATGAGGGTTTCACAAGGGTTTGGAATTTCTACTAGCCAAGCTGGTGGAATGATCAATGCCCTAGCACAGCCCGGATCATCAAACATGATGACACTACTTACAGGTATGGGCCTATATGGTCCGGGTGGTCGTGTAAATGACCCCATGGCAGTTATGCAGAATATGATACAACGATTCGGATTAACTAACGAGGCTATGGTTGCAGGTGCTTTTCAGCCCGGTTCTATGACTAGAGCAAATCTTAGACGTGCAGGTTTACCTGAAGACATGCAAAACATGTTGCTACAGTACGCCCAGCAGAACGTCAACTTTAGAGAAGCCGGTGGACGTGGGTTTTATGACCCATCCAAGCAATCTGACAGAGAAATGCTTGGCGTTGATGACTCCTTTGCTATGGAGGAACAACGCACCAGAATGACAGAGACTGTTAGGCAGGAGAAGTTCTACAGAAGACAGGTAGATAATTTCGCACAACTAGAGAAGAATACTCAAGGTCTCATTGAGAAGTTCCAGTTACTTGAAGACACCCTCAGTGGCATTGTTGGTGCTGAGATAAGTCTTAAGAACAAGTGGTGGATGCGTGCGGGAGGAAGTATTCTAAAGTCCGTAGGCGGAGCATTTGGCATGGGTGACACAGAGCACCTAGCCCAGCCCGGAATGGACAGTGGGTTTTCTTCGAGTCTTAGAAGAATGAAAAATGCTGCTGATGCAGAAGGCGTACCACTGAGTTTAACTAGTGGTGTGCGTAGTAGTGTGAAGCAAGAAAACTTGTTTAGAAGCAGATACACACCAAACCCTGACGGAGATGTATCATGGAATGGCCAAACTTGGAGTATTAATCCGGGAGCCAGTCCAGCAGCACCTCCGGGAAGGTCACTTCATGAAACAGGTCATGCCGCTGACCTTGGTCCGAAGTCATCATATGGTTGGATACA